TCGGGTCGGTGTCCACGGGTTGCACTGTCCAGCCCAGGTCATCCACCACGCGCTCGTTTTTCAAAAGCCCCCCGGCCCGCCAGTTGATAGAGAAAGCCAGTTCGGAATTCGGGTCTTTTTCGATTGTGCCGCGCATATGGGTCCAGTCTTTTAATGGATAAATTGGTAAATCCCCCGTGCCGCCCATACGGAGGGAGGAACAGCTTGCCGGAAGCACGGGGGGCGGCCACCCCGAAGGGTAACCTATTGCGGGCTAGGCTCGCGCCTTAAGACACCGCAAATTTCAAGAGCTTGATGGCCGCAAAATCGCTCACATCACCACCCACGCGCTTGGTGGCATAAAAGAGCACATGCGGCTTGGCGCTAAACGGATCCCGCAAAATGCGCAAATCAGGGCGCTCGGCCACGGTGTAGCCTGCACCAAAATCACCAAAGGCAATCGCAAGGGCATCCGCCGCAATGTCCGGCATGTCTTCGGCGATCAACACCGGATAGCCCATCAGGCGCGCCGGCTCACCGGCGGCCAAACCATCCGACCACAAGAAGCGACCATCAACGTCTTTCATTTTGCGCACCGCACCGGCGGTTTTGGAGTTCATCACAAATGAAGCGTTGGCGCGGTATTGCGCGTTCAGAGCGTAAACCAGATCAACAATCGCATCCGCTGGGTCAGAGCCGTTGAAGTCACCCGCCGAACCCGTGGCCACATAGCCAAGGTTGCCCCAGCTCCAGCTACCTTCAGCAACCGTGGTATGGGTCAAAAAGCCAGTCGGCTTGCCAACACCATCGCCCGACACAAAAGAAAGGCTCTCGGCACGGTTAAATTTGTCGGCAATCCGGCCCGCCAGCCAGCCTTCCACATCAAAAGCACTGTCATCCAGCAAGCGTTGCGAGGCTTTGGGCAAAGCCGAAAGCTCGTGCAGCGGAATGGAAATGCGGTCAATCAGCGGCGTGCCGGTTTCCGCTGTTGCGCTGGTTTCATCGGCCCAGCCTGCGCCAATATCGGTCTGGTCAACCAGCACATCATAGGCCGTGCTTTCCACCTGCACCACATTGGCAATCGCCCGAATGCTCGATGCACCGCGCAAAACACTGGTCACCTGCGCCGCAGTTTGCGGGTCCACCAAATAGCCGCCCTCGGCAGAAACTGCCGTTGAAAGCGCTTTTTCTTCCACAAGCAAGCCACGCAGCGCATCATCATCGCCCGAGCGAAGATAGGCCGAAAAGGCCTTTTTATGCGGCATATCAAGGTCAGCCGCGGTTGAAAGCGCTGGGCGGGAAGTGGAGAGAGATTTACGATCAAGCATGGTCAAACGATTTTCCTGTTCTTTAAGTTTTGATTTAAGCTCCTGCTGGAACTCGTTGAATTCAGTCAAGAACCCTTGCAGTGCAGCCTTCACTTCCACAGCCGGGCCTTGCCCCGTAGCATCGCCACGGGATTTCTGTTCGGTGTTACCCATTGGTTTTCCTCTTTAGTTGAGCTGGCCCTAAGCCAGCATGTCTCTGGCCGCACGAAACGTGTCGGCCAGATTTTGCGCCAACGCCTCTTCATCTGAAGAAGGCTGCACACGCGCCTCTTGGAGCATCGGGAATGTCACCAGCGACACCTCCCAAAGCTCGATCTCATGCAGCAGCCTACCCTTGGCCGCCTTCTCGCTGCGCTTGGTCCGATAGCCAATCGACAAGCCGTCAATCGCCCCTGCTTCGAGCAATACCTGTGCTTCAAAGCCCGCCTGAACCTCGGTCAAAAGCCGGCCAACCACCCGTAGCCCTTTAGCGTCTTCGACAATCTCGTCCCACACGCCAATGGGCTTGGTAGCATCATGCTGCCAGAGCATTTTCACCTTGCCGCCACGCGCTTTAAGCTGGTTTAGGCACCCTTTGTAGGCACCGGGCTGCACCACATCGCCGCCCTGATCTTTGGCGCCAAACAGGCTGGCATAACCGCTGATCACCGCGCCATCCACCGCCGTTTCTTCCAGCGCACAAAATTTGGTTTCATAGGCAGGGCCCATGAATCGAGAAAATTCCATCTCATTCCCTTTCAATGATTGATTTCCTTGGGGTCGGGTTTCATCCCGCCGCTCAGGGCTGTAAAAGCGCCACTGCCACATTGGCAAGCAGCAGGCTTGCCGCGCCGTAAACCGCCAGCCACATGCGCCTGTCCAGACGCTCCAGCATGGTTTCAATGCCATTGAGCCGCCGCTCCAGCGCTTTCCAGCGCTCGTCTGTCACCCGCTCATGGGCTTCAATCCGTGCGCTGGCCGCATCAAACGGTTCATATAAAAACCGGCTGCCACCAATCCTGCGCTCACTCATCGGCCACAGCCGGAAGCCCCAGCATTGCCCTTTTCTCTGCATCGGTTAAAAAACTGGCATTCGCCACCCGCCGCCATTGCGATTCCCGCTCAACACTTAGCGCTGGCACAGTATCAAGGTCCGCATTCAGGCTCAGCACCTCGCCGTAATAGTCCGAAAGCCAGTTCCCGAGCGCCCCGCTCACCTTGCCCACCAATGGCAGCACCGTTTGCCGGTAAAAGGCGCGGTTGGCCTCGGCGTAATTGGCATAAGCCGCATCGCCCGGCAGGCCCAAAAGCATAGGCGGCACGCCGAAAGCTAGAGCAATTTCCCGCGCTGCGCTTTCTTTGGTTTTTTGAAACTCCATATCTGACGGCGAAAAGCCCATCGGCTTCCAGTCCAGCCCGCCTTCCAGCAGCATCGGCCGCCCGGCATTGCGCGCCCCCTGATGGTAGCTTTCCATCTCCGAAACCAGCCTTTCATACTGGTCTTCCGCCATGCTGCCCATGCCGTCGGCTCCCTTATACACAATCGCCCCCGAAGGCCGCGCCGCGTTATCAAGCAGGGCTTTAGACCACGCACTCGCCGAATTATGCACATCCAGCGCAGAGCCCGCCGCCGCCATCGGTGCCAGCCCGTAATGGTCGTCCTGCGGGTGGAAAAACTTGATGTGAAGCACCGGTTTTAGCGCATCCCGCATGTCAAAACGGTGCTTTTTTGCCCCCACTGCATATTCATAAGCCACCGGCCAGCCATCCGGCCCCGGCACCACCCGCATCCGGTCTGACCGTAGCGCAAAAAGCTCTTGCGGCAAGCCGGTTTCATCCAGCCCCGCTGCCTCAAGGTAACCATCGCCCGACAGCAAAAGCTGGCCATAAAGCCCTTCCAATAGGTCCGCCCGGCCCTGAGCCTGATTGGGCCGCCCAAGCAATCCCAGCATCGGGTGTTGCTCATAGCGGCGCTCGGCATCGCTGAGCAGTAGCCCCACAGCGGCCGCCGCTTCCGAAATCATCTTCACACAGCGAAACCCGACCGGATTACCCATAAAACCGTTGCGAGCCAAGCTCGGTGTATCACGGCCAGACCACGCCACCCGGCCAGCCCCCTGAAATGCCACAACCCCGGCTGCCGCGCTGGATTTCTTCTGTTCCGCGCCTTTAGACGCCTTAAAAAGCTGCAAAACCATAAAGTTATGCTCCTTAGTTATATGTTTACATTAGAAGGGCTCTAAAGCCTGCGCATCCGCGGGGCTAAAAACTTGGCCGCCGGATCAATCATTAAATCCGTAATCGCCCAAACCAGCGCATCCACCCTGTCAGGGCTGCCAGCGCCCATATAGCCACCGCCAGTGATCAGGCACATCTGGTCCTCCAGCGCACCCAATCCTTCCGCATGTGCCACGCGCCCTTGTTCATACAGCGCCGCCACCGGCTCGGCCCGGGCCACCTTGCCACGGCTCGCCCGTACAGCCCGATAAGGCACCAACGGATCAATCTGCCGGATCAGGCTTTCCACCAATTCACCGCCTTGGTTTACTTCGGCCACGAGTCGATCAGCGCCAAAAGCGTGGAACAATTCCAGCGCCCGCGCCGCCCATGCCTGTGGGCTCGCCCCTTGCACGCTGGCATCCTTCAGCACCACGGCGCGCCAGTCCACCGGTGGCCCTTCGGTGATAACCCCCGCCAACACAATCCCGCACATATCCGCGTTTTTGCCGCTGGTCACCGGCGGGTCCACCGCTACCACGATGCGGCTAAAATTTTCCGCCGCACCGCGCGTGAAGCTCTCATGCGTCCACAGCGCGCCTTCTTCGGCGACCAGCATTTCGCCCTCCAGCTCTTGCCGCCCCAGCCGCGTGCCGCGATACTTCGCGCTCACATAGCGCAAAAAAGATGCCGCCAGATTGGCGCTGTTGGCCGAGGTTGGTGCCGAACTCTGCACCGTGGTTTCCTCTGCCAAAATCTCTCGCAACAGCGGGTTGTTCTTTGGTGTCGTCGTTACCACCTGCCGCGGATTTTCCCCGAGACGCAGCGCAAATTGCAGCATATCCCACGCTGCGCGCCCCTTTTTCCACTTGGCCAGTTCGTCAACCCAAGCCGCATCAAATTGCGGCCCGCGCAGACGTTCAGGATCAAACGCCGAATAAAGCTCGGCCACCGCGCCATTTGGCCACACCAGCCGCTTGCGCGTGGCTTCCCACACCGGCCGCCGGTCGGGCGGGCTACAGGCCAATATACCGCTCTCGCCAAAAACCATGACTTCTCGGCACTGCTCAATCGTCTCCCCCACCAGCGCCACCCGTCGGCACTTGCCCATGTCTTCGGGCCGCGCGCCTTCAACTTGCTGGCGCACCCATTCCGCCCCGGCACGGGTTTTCCCTGCGCCGCGCCCGCCTAAAATCACCCAGGTTGTCCAGTCATCTTCCGGGGCCAGCTGAT